ACAAGACCAAGACTAACGAAAGCTCTTAGGGAATTTGCGTGCGTGCAGTTTGCTAGTATTTATATTAGTGGGTTGTTCTGATTGAAGAATAAAAGAACGCTCAATTTGAAACTAAGAGGACTCCCTCCAGAGTCCACGAATTAACGTGCTGATGAGAATCCTATTATGGGGTTCAAGAAACAAACCTTGGAGGTTTAACTTATGGAAAATCTAAACGATTATAAAGAAATGCTATTGGATACTGATTACCTAGAACAGGAAGCGAGTCACTTGCTATGTGGTAATTATGGAGAAGAGATTTATCTTAAAGCTGTAAGCGTTCTCACATCGAGAATGAATAAGGTTGCATGGATAAGCCAACAATTAGCAGTAATTATATTTGACCTAACTAGCGATCAAGCTAGGAAGGTTTATTTATCTTTATCTGCTGATGAGCAAGAACAAGCTAATAAGGTCTTAAATGATCTGATAGCTGAACATTAAACCAACTGAAGAGCCTATGAGATTTAGGCGAAACTAGAACATCTTAAAAGGATGTTGGATATTACAATTCAATCCAATTTCGTTGAGATTGTTGAAGGGTGTTCTAGTCTTGGTAATTAAATATGGAGGAAAACCAACATGAAAACAATAGATGAAATGATCTATTACGATCACGGAAACTATAAACAATATCTTACTTTAAAGTCTAAGACTGCAAAGACAGAACTGGATAAGTTGAAACCAAGAATTAGTATAGAGAGAAAAAGACTCAAAAAGATTATTGAAAAATATGAAAGTTTGATCAATGAACTCACTGATGTTGGCAAAGAGTATAAGAAAGATATTAAGTTTGTTTCCAATGAATATAGCTACAGAAGAAAAATAAATAGTTTGCTGAAAAAGCATAGCTATTTAGATGTCTTATGGGATGGCGATGATGATGTCTACACTACTTGGGTCTACTCAGACGACTTCGATGGTGGTGAAGATTATAAAGGCGACCCATTTCAAGATGAACATTTTTGTGATAGCTATGAGGATGCTTACGATAGATGCTTAGATTATATCAAGTATCACGAAACCAACTGATGATTAGCTGAGATGCTATGAAAGCCAATTGCAAGATTGGCTATTGGTGCTAGCAATTCTGCTAGCGATCTAACTTGAACATATTTCGGAGGAAAACTATGAAACCAAGTAAAGCATTACAGATTATTAAATCTGTACTAAAAGGTGGCAACGCTCCTTTTTTGTTAGGTGGAACTGGTATTGGTAAGTCAGCGATTGTTCGCGAACTTGCAGATATTCTAGCTGATGGAAGAGAGATAGTTATAGACACAATTAGACCAACTAAAAAGCAATATGGATTTATTGATTTTAGGTTGTCTTTGTATGAGTCTGTTGATCTCGGAGGGTTGCCATATATTGATGATGAAGGCGGTCAAAAAAGAGCCTTTTTAGGCAACTTACCAATAGAGGGTGAGGGTCTATTGTTCTTTGATGAATACGCACAAGCCCATCCGTCTGTGCAAGCAGTAGTGGGTCAATTGATCTATGAGAAACGATTAGGCGAGTACGCTATGCCTAAGGGTTGGAAAATCTGCTGTGCAGGTAATAGGTCAACTGATAGGGCGGGGTCTAACAAACTTCCCTCTCATGTTATCGGTAGGACTTCCTTGATTAACTTCGAGCATGACACTAACGATTGGCTAGCGTGGGCGGTTAAAAATGACGTTCAGACAGATATTCTAGGATTTATCCAGTATCAGCCTGAGTGGTTAAATGTGTTTGACCCTAAGGTTATGACACCACAGCCTTCGCCTCGATCTTGGACTCGACTCAGCGACACATTGAAAACTATTCCACCTAAGGAACTGTGGCAAATGATAGCTGAATCGGATATTGGCGAGACTGGTGCAATTGAATTTTGTTCTTTTGTATCTCTCAAAGATGATGTTCCTAACCTTGACGATATTGTTAATGGTGAAGAGGTTGAGGTTGTCGATAATATCGGTCTAATGTATGCGACTGTTGTTGCACTTGCTACTGTTCTTAAAGAGGCAGATAGCAAAGTAATCGGAGGCTACTTCGAGAACGCACTCGCCTATGTAAAGAAATTCCCTACTCCTGAGTATGCGATTTTCTTTGTAAGGTCGATCATCAATATTAGGTCTGAACTAATCGAGACCTCTACTTATTCTGAATTTAAAGTAGAGCATCAAGATTTGGAGGTCTAAGAAAACCTGAAGTTTGGGGGGTTAGAGAATAATATTATTTACTAGTATATATTCTCTGCCCTTCAAGCCTTCTCGCTGTATAGGAATGTGTATTCCTACTGAGGATAACGAAAGTTTGAAACAGCAACTTTATCTAATCTAATTGGAGGATTATTATGGATAAAAAAATAACCAATACTCTATCTGAGAACGCGACTTTGGTTCGCCTTACAGCGAAACATCCTAGCGGTCTTAAAGTAGATAGAGATTTGCGTAGCGGTCTAGCGGATGATAACGATGTTGTCGATGCAAGACTGTTACACGTTTCTAAACATATATTTGGTATGGATGTGAATAAGTATTTTAGGCGCATTCTTAACCAGTTTAGAAACAACTACTACTATCCTTTAACTGTTGCATGGTCGGACAACTCTACGGACGATGACGGACATACAGTTAGCGGTTGGCGATTATGCCCTAATAGCAATATCGAAAAATTACAGGTTGAGGTTGATAAGGCAAAACTTGATTACTTTAAAGAAGTCAAAAGTTTTATCAAAAACTATCCTGAAATGGTCGGTGGTGCTAAAAGGAACTTAGGAACTACATTTAAAACTAGTGACTATCCATCTGTAGAAGAGGTTGAAAGTAAGTTTAAATTTGATTTTGAACTTTCATTGATTCCTCAATTTGGAGATGACATTAGATTAAATGTTTCTGAGAAACTTCGCAAAAGGATAGAAACCGATGCGGTGAGTAGAGCCAATAACAATATAAAGAGTATCTTTATTACTACTGTTGAGGCTTTAGTTGAACAGGTAGATCATGTTTCAACTAAGTTAGACGAGTACGACCCAAAAGATAAAGGTAAGTCATTCTTCAACAAGTCTAGTTTCGATAAACTTAGACAAGCTGTTGATATGCTACCTTCGATAAACTCTGATATATTGGGAAACAACTCTACTGTTCGCAATGCCCATCAAAAACTTGTTTCTGTTTTTGCTACGATCAATTCAATTGAAACCCTTAGGGATGATACTGAAATTGGCGAAACAAAACGTAAGCAAGTAGCTGATGATCTTAAGGGTGCTGTTGGTGGACTTAAAGGAGGCTTTTTAGATAAAGCTTTTGGAGGGTCTAAAAATGATTAACCAAAAAGCACACGATAGATTAATTAAGTCACGATCTAAACTTATGAAGGGTCATGTTGGTATGGCATCTATGCTATTACATCTTGATCTGATTGAGGTTTCTTCTAGTCAATGCGGAACAATGGCTACGGACGGAAAAAGGATTATTTATAATCCCAATTTCGTCCTAGAGGTTGAAGAGGATGAACTAAGGTCTGTCTTAATACATGAGGCTTTGCACGTTGTCTACGAGCATCCGCTAAGAAGAGGCAAAAGACATCCTAAGGTTTGGAATATATCTTGCGATTATGCAATCAATGGATTACTTATTTATGATCTTGGGATGGAATTGCCTGAAGGTGGTTTGTGGTCAAGAGAATATCAAGGTAAATCTAGTGAGGCTATTTACTCGGAACTTATGAAGAGTGAAGAGTCTTTGCAAGAGGCTATTGATTCTATGGGCGAAGGCAATGAAGGAAACTCTGAAACTGAAGGCGGTGATGATGAACAATCAAATACTGGCAAATATTTTGCTCCTAGTGATGTAAAAACTGGTGAGCAAGTAGGCGAGATTGATTTGGATTCTATCCCAATGCCAACTGGCGAAGTTTGGGATGCTCAAGATGAAGGTAAACCCTTATCTGATTCTGCGATCACCGAACTCAAAGGTGAAATTCAAAGAGCAGTTTCATTAGCTGACAAACTTGAAAAAGCAATGAGCACTGAGGGAACTTCCTCAATGAGCAATAGAATAGACCAGTTAAAGGACGTTAAGGTAAATTGGAAAGATGAACTTAACGACTTTTTACAATCTAGTGTTGCCAATGAGAACTCTTGGGCTAGGCTTAATAGAAGGCACTCTTGGCGAGGCATCAATCTACCAAGTAAAGCAAAATCTCCACAAGGAGGCGAGTTAGCGGTAGCGATTGATACAAGTGGTTCGGTTTCACAATACGAACTCAATATGTTTGCGACTGAGATACAGGCAATGGCAGAGGACTGTGGTTTGGAAAAAATCAGGGTTTGCTATTGCGATACAACTGTACGCAAGAACGAACAGGGCGAGTGGTGGGATATCTACGAACTAGATCAAGGTGACGAGTTAGTGTTGAGAGCAAGAGGCGGAGGCGGAACTCGTTTCGACCCTCCCTTTAACTTGTTCAATGATTACTCGGACGATGTTGAGGACGTACAAGCATTTATATATTTCACCGATGGGTGGGGCGATGTAAGTGCTGATGTTGAGCCTTCGGTTCCTGTTATTTGGTGTGTTACGGAAGAGAGTTATTATGCAGAACGACTACCATTCGGTGAAGTTATTTATGTAGATACTTCAACTCTGTATTAGCCAAAAAGGGCGATTTAGGGGGTTACTCAGATATGGGTAGCCCTCTAAAAACGTCTTAAAACGCACTCTATGAGGTGCAAATTCAAAACTGATAAGGAAAATGTGTATTTTCCTCTGATGAGAGCAAAAATGCTTGAAATCAGTTAATTAAATAATCTTACTTAAATGGAGGAAACTATGAGTAGAGAATTATTAGGCAAGACTGTTGAGGGGTTGATGGATGTTTGTAATAACGTTTATCGACACATTGACAGGTCAAGAAGAAATGAAATTTTGGAGATTGACTATGAACTGGTTAAAACTTTTAATCAGTTAGTAGAAATTAATCAAAGAAATTTAGACATCCTTTATCCCGATAGGCAAAAGTCTGAAGTTAGAACTTTGTCTTTTCGCAATGTCCACAATGACATTAGTAAAACTACTTTAGAAATAGGAGAGGAGGTGAAGGAGGCATAAAGAAATTAAAGGCGGTAGCTACTTAGGTAGTTATCGCCTTTTTTTTTCGCCTGAAGTTTTGCCCTGGCTTCGCTGGGCTTTAAAATAATATTTACCAGTCTATTGATTTTGTTGATCCTCAGCCGTTCATCTACAGATTATTAACAGATTATTAACAAAAAAATTTGGGCAGCAGGATGTAAAATATTATTTACTAGGATCGAGATTCTCCAGAAACCACAACATCTTGTATACGCTTATAGATTGGTATACAACATATTGTGTTTATGGTCTTGCATTTTGCAAGCGTATCAATTAGTATTAATTTAACCAGTAATGGTTATCCTCCAATCTATCTAGTTAGATTATAAGTCCTTACTCGGTAGGTAAGGCAAAAAGTTAGGGCGGTTCTTCGGAACTGCCCTTTTTTTTGTTCCAATCATTCTAATTTCAATTTTTTAACACGATTCATATATATAAAAAAAGCGATAGATAGTCCACCGACTGCTGTATTATTTGCCTGGGAAAAGACGGCTAAACAACGCCAAAAAACACCACAATCGTCCTGAAACCCTTTAAATATAATATACCAGTAAATATTTATGTTTGCTTCCCACAGCAGTGTTCTCCGACCCGTAGTATTTGCAACACAGCTATAGGTGTTCCACGTGGAACATCGGCTTTCCCTTTGCTAGCATTTTGTTATACAATAATAAAACATTACTAAAGGAATATTTATGTTTGCAGTAATAAGACACACATTTGAAATAATAAACCCCGAACCCAACAACCCTAAGAGTTATAAGATTCACGCGGATTGGAAGCACTATGTTTGGCTTTTTGAAGATGAGGTAGATGCGATGACTTTTGCTATCACATTATTAGACTCTCCTTTACTACAAGCTAACGAACATTACCTCGCTCATGCCATAGAAAGTCTTGAACTAAACAGGTATTGGCAAACAGGTCGTGAAAGCGTTGCTGTTGGCGAAGTAGTAGATAGTCCAGAAATTATATACGGAGACCCAAGAAATGAAAAAGGAACCAACAATATTCATTAGATGCTCAGAAGAGACTAATGAACTATTAGAAACGATAAGAAAGGCAGAAATGCCTGTTAAGTCTAGGAATAGCCAGATAATCTATTTGATTCATAAAGAGGCTAAAGAACTAGGTATTACACCACAACCCACTAAAGAAGTGATTGTCGGTTATGATGCAAATGGCTCACCAACCACAGAAGATGCGACTGTCGAGATAAAAAACGAAAACGCTAAATCGGGTTTAGGAGCGCTTGCTGAAACAAAGAGACAGGGGACTCTTGGCTAACATAATAGAACCCCAATAAAGATTCGGCACATACTTTCATCAACTTAACGTCTTGATCTCCTATTTTACGAGGGGAGCCAGACATTAGCACCCAAAATCTACTCTCTACTTTTCTTCCGCAAGTTTTTTTCAGATGTCGCTGAACTTTTATGAGAATACAACTCCTGGGAAGCGGAGCAATATAATATTTACCAGTAGATATTCTTTCTTCAAGCGAAGGGTTTGATAAGTGCATCCCTTTTATAATCACAGATAAATACTTATTGCAGACATTGTGTTGTCTTTCATCTAAGTGTTTTTCATTATAGAGAATGTCTATTAAGTGTTGGTCAAAAACAATGGCTCGACCCATGTTTCCTTGTTTAAATTTAGCTATTCCTACTCGGTGTTTGGAGTGGAGATAGGGATTTCCCACATCATTTACATGGATATCAGATGTCCCAATCGAAGTCATCTTCAACTTCTTGCTCTTCTTCATATCTTCCATTTAAAGGGTTAAATG